GAGTTCTTTCTAAGAATAAGTCAACACTTATCGGTGTACTCGTATTTACGATACTAAAAACTATAGTAACATAAACTCCATTATTGTCCGGACTCAATAGGACCTCTACGCTTAATAAATTTACCCTAGGTTCGTATGATATAATAGTGTTTGTTATCGTCTTCTTTATTGTAGCTCTAAGTACTGGGGTTATCGGTTCAAATAATAATGAAGATATTTGAGATCCTATGTCACTTCGAAACGGTCTTTCGAAGTTTTTAGTCAAAATTAAATTTTTTATAGATTGCTTGATAGCATTCTCGTCATATTTCTTATAAATGTCTTTAGACACGGGATTTGCAAGAAATGCCATGTCTATATCTGAAAATGTGCGAGTATTTTTAGCCATATGTTTATTTATCTTATCCGGAAAAAACTTTAGACGATCCTGATGTTATAATATGTTCTCCTCCGTAAGTGTCACCAACTCTAGCAATACCCGATCCTTCACACAAAACTTTACTGGACGCAGAATCTAAACCAGGAGCATGAGGAGTACATCCTGGAGCCGGATGTACTTGCATCGCATTACCAATATGGATTGCTAGTATGCTTTCTACATAAACTTTAGAAACTCCTTCAGCAGTAGCCTGTGTCGTAGGAAAAAGACAGTTTTTACCAGTGCCGTGAGGAGAAGACACCGTATCAACACCAGAAGAACGAGCAACTTGAGGCATATTAGGCTACCAATACGAATTGACCAAAATCGCCGATTCTCCTATGATCACGCATAGTAAAGATCTGCTTTTTTGATCCGCTATATTTAAACGATACATGTATCCAAACAGTGCTTGCACCTTGGTATTCTAATAATAACTGGTCATACGGCACTAATTGTTGAATCTTTTGAATAGCTTCATAGTGGCCTTGACGACCAAGATTAGGAATTACGATGTCAGCTGCACAGCCAAGATAGTGATCTGAAGTTTTTGAAGAGTTGGCTACGTCTTGAGGACGTCTAAATCCAGAAGTGATTACCATATTAGGATACAAGTTTCTAATAGGTTCAAGACAGTTTTCAGACAATCCTTTTAAGTTACACACAATTTCTTGAATACTCAGACCCTGCTGTGCAATTATTGGTCGACTTCCATTCTTAGTGAGAGCACCAAGAGTAAAGTTCTTAGACAAGATAAAGGAAGGTTCAAACGTAGACTTCATAAAGATAGCGTCACAGCTCTTTTCTTCTTGAGAAACTGCTGGTGGCTCTAACTCTTGTGAATCTTCTTGAGTACCGCTATCCATTTCTTCTTTCTTTATAGCACCACTATTAATTTGTTTTTGAATATGCGCACTTGGATCTCCTTCTTCGGGTGTTTCGTACTGACCGCCAGCCGAAGCTCCTCGTGTTATAACTGTTAAGCTTCCAAATTCAGGCATCTCTGGTTCTTTAGACGCAGCTGGTGTTTCTAGACCTGAACTCTCGGCAGAGTTTGCACCCATTCCCAAGTGTACTTGACTTCCATCTAGTTTAGCATTTCCTGCAGCTTTAACGCTTGCTTCGGCCGATGCTTCAATATTGAAGTTGCCACCAGCTGCAAGTGCATTTATCGTCGTATCGCTCTCTAGCGCAATTGAGTTGGCTTTAAGTGAAAACGCTCCACCTACACTCAACGACATATCTCCACTTACATTCATTATTGCATCATTGAAAATATTAACTGTCGTTAGCCCATTTACATTTAAGTTCAAAGCATTTTTAACTAGAACATTATGTGCGCCATCGATAGTGACATTCAAAGAACCGTTTATTTGTACGTACCCATTTCTTTCTAAGATTTCGTATCCGTCACCGATAATGCGATTGACTTGTGTACCATTGGCATCTATTTCTGTGAACGTGCCTGACTTATGATATAGATGGATTCTTTCACTATTTGGTGTATCGTCAAATTCAAGTATATGTCCAGACTCGGTTTGCATCACGTGATTGAAGGGGTACTGCGCATTGTATGGGATAGGAGGTTGATCCCAAGTACTTCCGTCGGCAACTTCAACACTTTTTAACTGTGCTGCTTCTTTTTTATAAACAATAGTCTTATTAATTTCTTCATGACGAGCTAATCTATTAGTATCAGGTTCATCATAATATAGAGGATATTTTCTGTTAGGATCTCTAAATCCTAATACGCTCGAAACAGACTGTGTTGCTTCGCTGTTTGAATTTGCACTAGGTGTAACAACACTATTTGTTATAACTTGAGCTTGTTCAGATTGTGTTTCCTGAACTGGCAATTCACCAGCAGTATTAGGTGTTCCTTCTAATAAGAACAAATCTTTTTCAGCAGATCTTCTTCGAACGAGTCCTAATAACTCTCTTCCTCCTGCTTTAGTCCACAATAGAAATCCAGCAGCTGCATCGAGATACTTACTCGAATTTAAATCTTTAAGCAAAGTCGATTTAGATAAATTTCCTCCACCTAAATTATAAGTGAAAGAACAAAGCGCATCAAACATGGACTGTGTAATAAGAGCTCTAGTATTACGTTGAACGATTGGAACGAATTCTTTAAGGTCTTCTGCTAAAAATGCTTCTGCTTGTGCTTGTGTTATGACCATGCCGGGTTGCACTGGAACTCCATTAATTCGTGTAGTTCCATATCCGATAGTCCATATGCCTACCGAATCTTGATAAGCTTCTAATCTTAAACCTTCAAATCTCTTTATAAGCTCAACGCACTGTTTACTTGGAGTGAATTCAACAGCTCTCTTAAGTTTATTGTTGTTTTCTAAAGTTACTGGCTCTTGCGATGTTGTAACTGGATTGCCTGAGCTATCGACTACCGCATTTCCAGATCCGTCAAGTAATACGTTTGACTGTTCGTTGACTTGTTTTAATTCACCGTCGATTTTAATTCTAATAGTCGAATCATCTGCATTGATATCGGCCGAGGTACTTTGAGGAATTCCAGCTATAGAACCAAGTATAATAGGGAATTGCTTTTCATCGTCTCTAAACATTACGATGACACTAGTTCCTTCAACTAATCCCAATGGACTAAACCCTATTCCTGAAATAGCCGCTGAAGTAATTGGCTGCATTGGTATAGCCCAAGGCAAGTCGGCTGTAGGTAATTTTGCAGCATCGTGAGTGTGCAAACCTATGACTCTGACCTTGCATCTGCCGAGTTTCAATGGATCATTGCGATCCTCAATAACGCCAACGTATAACATATTACTCCAATTTAGAATCTTTAGAAAGTTCCATTATGCATGTATGGTTTTCACGAGATATAACGTGATTTATCGCAGTAACTATGTAAAATCCGGAATACATCGTATCGATAAATCCATTCTGCGGATCTGCATTTGCTTGATCTTTTTCAGTTATAACAACCGGCTTTGGCATTTCTAAATACACCTTTTGACCTACAGTGTAATCAGTTCTTCCAAATACGTTTATTTCCACAACACACGATTTCAGTAAACCTAATTTTGATTTACGCTGTTGATCTATATTTACAGAACTCGTATCTGCGTATCCAGTGTGACTACCATAGTGCTTAATCTCGTTGAATATAAAATTAAACGGTGACACTGGTTTCATATCAGTGAAGACTGCAGTTTTATTTAAGTGCACGTCTTTTGAAAAGTTTGAAAGAGCGTTGTAGTCTTTTGCTAAATACTTTTTCTTAACTAAATCGTACGAATATAATCTGGAAGAATATACACCTGCATTAGTAAACTTTATAGCATCAAATGGGACACGCACTTTAAAATCTAAAATTCTTTGATAATCACGTTCTATATTTCGAATAGACGTATTTACGTAAGTATCTCTAACATAATTATCTTTTATGAACTTCTGATATGGATCGCCTTGATATAGTTTATCTAAACTGGTGAAATTAAATCCGCTTCTATTTTCGTAAAATAAATAGGATGCACTTCCATCAATGTTCACCGCAGATTCTGCCAAAAAGTTTAAATTTTTGATAGGCGACCAAAAGTTTGAAATATATTTTATAGAATTTCTTGTCGCTTCTACATTGCTTTTCTTAGTTGTGCTAAGGCCATCAGATCCTATAATCTTCGACGCGATTTCGCCTATATTTCCCTCATAAGATTTAGATTGCTTTATATTCAAATCAGTTAAAGCCTCGTAAGAAATACAATTCATTGTATAGACTACATTGCGATCGGTGAGCATCTGCCTATCACTTATCTTGTAAATGTAAAACTTCCCTTTAAAGAATGTGTTCTCATCATTAAAAGTTGGAGTTGAAATTTCTAAGTTTAATATCTCCTCGCCTCTTAGTGGAAGAGCATTTACCAGATCCAGCGATTCACGAACAGTAATCATCATTGATGTAAAAGGAGCAAACAAATCTTCGTATATTTCAATACCAATGAGTTGATTCGTTATATTAACTTTATAGTTCGCAGATGAAACAATTTCTAGCTTACGTATACTTACGTCGCCGGCAAAACGAATTCCCTCGTTTGGAAACTTATTCATATAATATTTTCAAACTCTTTAACTAATTGTTCGACTAATTGAGGATCAACAATCTTAATTCTACGTTTCGATTCGTTTAAAGCGAATTCATAATCATAATTACTCGTTGTAGTGTATTGGGCTGGAACTGAATAAGATTGCACTTCGGCGTATGTCGTTTCGCCTAAAACTGAAACTGTTTCGTTAACAGCAAAATTTCCTGTTCTTATAGAAATGCTTGCAGTGCCAATAAGTGAATCGTTTACTGAAGTAGTGGAAATACTGTCAACTCTTCCCTGATACCCCTTTGGACTAACTAAAATATCGCCTACGCCTATTGAACCAACACCGCCTCCATCTAAACTTGACTCTCTTAGTACCAAAGAATTAATTCCGTCGACTATAAATCCATTTACTTTATAATCATGCACATTGTATTTTTTATTACCATATTTTCTGTCAATCAATTTATCTAATTCGTTTTGAGTCAATGGGAAGTCATTAACGTAGTCGTATCTCTGATTGGCTAACATTATCACCCAGTGATAATATGGAGTGCCATATATTTTTTCAGAAATAATTTCAGGAGTTTCGCCTTCGCCTATATCGTAATAATCGTATAAAGTTATGTTCTCTAATATCTGTTTACGCAATCTTACATTGCGAGTTATATCAGTTACAATCTTATAGTCGGTGCCTTTCGATAAATCGAAATCGTAGACTATTTTTGGAAAGTTTGAAAAATACATTATAGACCTTCTGAAATAAGTTCTTTTGTAAGAATTGTAAGTTCTCTGAAAGTCATAGACACGTTTATCTGAGTTGGTCTACCATCCTTAAAAGTAGAAAACGTTCCATTTGGAGTATAATTCACATTAAGTTCAGTTAAGACACAAGACGTATGCCTATGAAGATTCAAATTTTCCTGACCTTGGTGGTAATATTCAATATCGAATTCAGAAGGATAGAGGAATAAAAAATTGTTAGCATCTTTATATTCAGGATGCATGTGGTATTTCAAAGCTTTAATAATCTTATTAACGTTGTCCGACTCAGCTATACTTCTTGGTGAGAATTGATATTCCATTGTAAAGGTGCGAAAATCCATGCCTTTAAAAACTTGTTCTTTCATTGGATTGGGAGCTAAGCCAGTCATTGCAGACATAGCACCTGCATTAGGCCCTTTTGCTAAAGCGAAATTAGCAACTATTGAAGATATATCTCGCACTCCTTCTTTGAGAGCAGCTCCTGCACGATCTCCTTTTTCTTCTATACTTCCATTTCCTAATGCTGCTTGGCCTGCGGCCTGTAGAGCACGCATAGCTGCTTCACCTCCTTCTATCACAGCTTGAATTCCAAATGTCTCTTCTTCACCCCATCCAGCTCCATATCGTATCGACAATTGATTTGGTACATGCAGAGCAATAACAGATTTTAATCGCTTTTGAGGTCTAGAAAAAATCGAATTCTTAGTATTCGCTGCAATTGAAGCAGCTCCTGCAACAGTCGCTGCAGCTCCTAATGCTGCTCCTTTCAAACCTGATCCAGCTCCAGTTACTCCAGTAACAGCTGCAGCAACTCCAGATCCTATCACTCCTTGAGCTGCCACTACCTTTTCTTGTGAATATTCTCTCCCGGCCAACTGTTTTTTAACTCTCTCAGAAGCATCTACGTCTACAAATATATTACCGGCATCAGGATTCTCGGTCATTTTAGAATCATTATTGACATTAATGTACATGATAAGATAATTACCGCCGTACATAGGATCAGTTTGTGCATTGCCCGCACCAGTTTGTGTACCTAATAAATCAGCCGGATACTGATAGTTGCCAACTTGATATTTGGCTTCAGTACCCAACTTAAATTGCTTTCCGGTGTATCTGCTCTCAGGCACTGCGGATAGAGGTCGAGATGCCATAAGGATTCCTATAAATAGTTAATAGAATGCTATAATTATTTATCCATGTTTCATAAAAGAATATTCAAACCAATAAATCCTGGGAAATATATTGGTGATCCTACCAATATAATCATGAGATCGAGTTGGGAAACAAAATTTGCTATCTGGTGTGATACTAATCCTGCAGTTGTAAAATGGAGTTCAGAAGAAACAATAGTTCCATATGTATCACCAATAGACAATAAAGCACATAGATATTTCGTAGATTTTAAGATTCAGGTGAGGAAAACAGACGGTTTATTAAAAACATATTTAGTAGAAATTAAACCAGAATTTCAAACTAAACCTCCTATTCCTCCATCGAGAAAAACCAGAAAATTTATACAAGAAGTAATGACTTGGGGAGTAAACGAAGCAAAGTGGAAAGCTGCAAAAAATTATGCTCTAGATCGTGGTTGGGAATTCATAATCTTAACTGAAAATCATTTAGGAATAAAATGACCAACATGCTAAATGTGTTTGAGAAACACAAATACGATCCATCAATCGTAACCAAGTCTCGCACTTGGTTTCGTCAGCAGGCTACTTTACTTGCGAAAGAAGGAATAAGATCTAAAAACGTATTTAATTTTTCTGGAAATGTAGTGCCAACTATTAGACCAGGAAATATGTATATGTTTTTCTATGACCCAAAAACAAAAGACACGCTTCCTTATTATGATAGATTCCCTCTCGTGTTTCCGTTTGGGAAAACTGAAAATGGATTCATAGGATTAAATATGCACTACCTATCCTATAGATTCAGGATAGTTCTTCTTGATAACTTACTAGACTTCAAAAACACAAAAGGTATTGACGAAAACACTCGTTTAAGATTGTCTTGGAATTTACTAAAAGGTATTTCTAAACACAGGCTCGTTGAGCACTGTGTAAAGAGTTATTTGATAGATCACGTACAAACACAGATAAAGATGATATCGCCGAACGATTGGACTTCAGCACTTATGATGCCGGTTGAAAGCTTCGCAAAGGCGACAACATCACAAGTGTGGAAAAACACTGGAGGATTTTAATGGTAGCGAAAACTCTCGATGCCTTCATTGGTGCTATAAAAACTGAAGGAGCTGCTAGACTAAATCGTTTTAAGGTATTGGTGTTTAATCCAGTTTCTGAACAAAGGCAACACGATGAATTGGTGTGCTTATACTGCGAACAGGCTGCGCTGCCGAGTATTACGTATGCGTCACAACCAACTAGAACATTCGGTGACCAGC